TTCGACCAGAACCACGGTTTCTTGGTTCGCTTGAGTGCGGCGGTGCTGATCACCGTGAGGCCGAAGTGGGCCGTGTCCACCTCTTGAATCGGCTCGGCAAACCACGACGGTGGCAGGCTTGTGTGCCCGGCATCCGGCGGCGAATCCAGCGTGCCCTTGAGCGTGAGCATTGGGCGGCCGTCCTCACGCTTGGTTTGCAGCCCGGTGATGGCATCGCACTGAAACGTCATCGCCATGGCGAAGAGCGTCTCCACGTCTTCCTTCGTAAAGAACGTGTCGTAGTCGATGGCCAGCAGATACTCGGCTTTGTCGATGAACTGCTCGAACACCCGGGTGTTGACCTGATCCCAGAAGCAGCCCGTGCCCAGCGTCGGCCGAATGCCAAGCGGCATCAGGGCCTGGGCCCAGGCAAAGAAGTTGCTGGTGAACCCCAGCCGGGGCATCGACAGCACGGCCTCGACACGGATATCTACCTGCGTGTCACCGACACGGACGAGCATGGTGGCCCCTCAAATGGAAACGGCTGGCAGAGCGTAGAGCCCTGCCAGCCGTCCACTGTGCCGCATGTGTCAAGCGATCAGCCGCTGACGAGCGTGCCGACGTTCTTGGTGGCCGCCGAGAACGGAGCCTCTTCGGCACGGCCCAGACGGGCCACGCTGTTCACCGCCACGGTGTTGCCGGGCGAGGTGTACAGCGTCAGGAAGCGACGCTTGCCACGCATGTCCACGTTGAACCGAGCCACGTAGCCGACGTTCGCCCCGGTCGTGGTGCCAGCCGCCACCGTGAAGTCGGTGCCGCCCACGAAACCGCTGATGTTCGTCTGGCCGGTGCCGGTCACGTCGTGCTGCGTCAGCCGGAGCACCGGAGCCGCATTGCTGGTGGTCGCCGTGAACGGCGAGTACACCACGTCGATGGAAACGTACTCGAAGCCCAAGGTGTCGATCTCGTGGCTGTGGGTGGCCGAGGCCGCCACACTCGCCGCCGCCTTGGCGTCCGTCTTCGTCGCTGCGATCTGGATCATGGGAGCAGTTCTCCTTGGAAGGGACTAAGTTCAGGACGCCGTCTTCAGAGCGATCACCGGGCCCGCCTCGGTCGTCGAGCCGAGCGAGTGGAACACCGCATTGGCCCGCACGATGCCGGTCACGAGGGTCTGGTCATACTCGACCAGCCGCTCCTGGCTGACACGCAGGGCGTAACCCTGACGCAGGCCGAGGGCACCAGCCATGGCCATGTCGCCGAACAGCACCTTGATCTTCGACGCATCCGCACCGAGCGTGCTGTTCATCACATGCACGAGGGTGACGGGGTAGCCGAGGAACGTGAGGCCGAAGCCCTGTGCCACGCTGGCGTTGCCGCCCTGGCCGAGATCCAGCCGCTGCATCGCAGCGTGGTATCCGGCCGGCGAGATGTACCACCGGGCACCAGGCAGGGCGTAACGTGGGCACTTGGCGAGCACGGCAAGGAAGTCCTCCTTGTCGAGCGTCTCGAACGAGGTGTTCCCGCTGGCCGCCGTCGCCACGCTGGCCGTGAACGGGGCGGTGTCGATCTTGACCGTTACGCCGTGGTGGCCGCCGAAGGCCGAGGTGCCAGTGCCGGTGAAGACCGCTTCGTCGAGGGCCTTGGCCACCGACAGGCTGTGCTCGGTGGCGATCAGGTCGGCGATGCCCACGCCGTCGGCCCACAGTTCGTTGGACACCTTCGTGGCCACGCCGAACTTCTGGGCGACCAGCTGCACCTGCGTGCCGGTCATGTCGCTGTAGGTGAACTCGCTGCCTTCGCCGAGCCACGCGCCGGTGACGCCGGTGAGCCGCTTCGGGATCATGAGCGTGTCGCTGGCCATCGAGAAGTTCTGCAGGGCCGTGGGGGCCACGCCGTACGTCTCGACGTTGCGGATGATCTCGTTCGACACCTCGTCAGGCACGGCGAAGCCGCCGGTGCTGTTGACGCCTTCGACCATCGTGCGGCTCTCGACGCCGTGGTCAGCACACCACCGCCGGGCGTTGTCGTCGCCGGCGAACTTGGCACGCAGCCACTGGCCGAAACGGTACGCCGTCTCGTGCGAGCGGAACGCCTTGAGCTTCCGGCCGTCCCGCACCGGCTCGATGCGATTCTCAACAGCACGCACCTCGGGGGCCGGCGAGCAACGCTCGGCCACGCTGCGGAGATTCTTGGCCGACTCGACCACCTTGACCTCGAAGTCGATCGAGGCGGCGAGCTTCTGAGCCCGCTCGGTCAGGCCGGTCAGCTCGGCGTCACGGGACTCGAGATCAGCCTGGTTGTCGGTCTGCAGGGCCGTGAGCGAGTCGATCCGCTCGGCAACGTCGTTGGCTTCGGCGCGAAGAGTCGAGAGGCGGTCCATGTGTGATCTCCAGCGGCGTGATTGCCGATGGAGTCCACTGTGCCGCTACGCACCCGGCCTCTTGCAGAACCTCACTTGCGAAAGTGTTGTTTTCACAAACGCCACCGCACGGGCACCGCATCGGGGGCAACGGAGATACCGCTGCCGCTCATCGCCGCAGGCACGACTAGAGCGACACCGCAACTTCTCGCCGCAGGTGCAGCGGGCCTCAGACATTGCGGAGCCTCAGCATGGCGGCCCACGCCTGGGCGACGCCACGCATGGCCGAACGCACGGCAGGCGGGGCCGCTGGCTCGCCCTGTGACGCCAGCCACGCCTCATAGGAACGCATGGCCACGCCGGCACTCGTCTGCGGGTACGCCGGCACCAGGACCGGGCCAACGTCGTACAGGCCCGAAACCTCTCGGATCTGCCGCACGGCCTTGCCGTCCTCGCCGGTGCGGAATGACTCGTGCTTCGGGTCCACTGTGAAGGCGAACGACGAGCCACGCACGTCACGCCGCTGGATGAGCTCGAGCACGTCGGCCCGGCTCACGGGCGGCGTCACCACGTACCGCAGCCCCTTCTCATCGCTGGACAACTCCAGCGTGCCAGACGACGTGCGGCCCAGCACGATGTTGCTGTCGTGGTTGAAGAGTGCGACCACGTCGCCCTTGCCACGCTGGCGGCCGAGAATCTTGTCGAACGCACCAGGCAGAATCTCCTCCTTGAACCCGCCCAGGTCGAGGCTCAGCCGGTTGTACACGGCGGCGTACCCAACGATGGCGGCCCGGCCGTCGGCACGGCTCTCGACAACGAGCTCGTTGTCGTCCTCAAAGGCGAAGTCCCGGCGCTCAATCTCCATCGGTCTGCTCCTGTTCTTGTCTTCTGCGTTCATCTGTCGGACTAGCTTGTTCGCCCACGCCTGGCCGGGGTCTCCGCCCCACAAAGCCCACGCGATACGGCCAGCACTCGGGAAGCCTTCTTGATCTGGGCTAAAACCTTCACCTTGCTTGTCTATTTCGTGCCGGTCGAAGTACGCCTTCATTCGGCGGGCTGTGTCTGGGCTGATCGTCTGGCCGTTGCTCAGGTCGCGTGCGCGGGCCACGCCTACTTCCGTGCCGCCTCGGCCGTACTCTCTTCGCCACTCTAACCCTCGCCCGGCCTCCTCTCGCACACCCGAAGGTGGCGTAAAGTCGATCTCCTCATAGGCCATCTGCAGGCTGCTCCTCGAGCTCGTCGGCCGGGCTGTCCTCGGCCTCGACCACCACCGGCGGCTCGGCCACCGGCTCCGGTGCAGGCGGCTCCTCGCCGGCCTTGTCCAACGTGGTCATGTTCAACTGAATGAAGTGCTTGTCACCCTCGGGGCCGAGCGGGTTGAGGTTCTCGCTCTCACGCACTTCGTTGATGCTCATCCAGCCGTTCTGGATCGCCGAGACGTAGTAGGCCGAGCGGCTCGCGTGGTCGCCACGCAGTAGGCCGCTGACGTTGTGCTCGGCGAAGTACGTGGCGTCGTCGTCGATCAGGTCACGGGAAATGGCCGCTTCCCATCGCTTCAGGTGCGGCAGCAGGCAGTGCTGCACGAACTCGGTGCCCTGCACTTCGATGTTGCTGTATGTCGAGCGGGTGAGATCCTGAATCATGTGTGGAGGCACACGGAACGCCCGGCAGATCTCAATGACTTGGTACTGGCGAGTCTCAAGGAACTGGGCCGCCTCGTTGCTCTGCGAGAGCTCGTGGGCCTTCACGCCGTTGGGCAGCACAGCCGTCCGGTGGGCACGATCCGGCCCACGGTGCATTCGCTCCCACTGTTCACGCAGACGCTCGGCCGCCTCGACGGGTATCGGGTTGTCGCTCTCCAGCACGATGCCGGGCCGGGCACCGTTGCCGAAGTACGTTGCCCCGTGTGCCTCCAACGCCTGAGCCAGGCCGATGGCGTTCTGGAACAGCCGGTACGTCGGGATCGGGTGGATGCCGTCGCTGGTCGTATACCGCAGGGCGAAGATCTGCTCCTGGCGGTACACCGTCTGCCGGCCATCCGGCTCACGGTACAGATAGCGAATCTGGCCGTTCTCCAGCCGCTCCTCCTCCATGCGTGAACTGTGCAGCGGCCAGAGCTCGCCCACCGTGCCGCGGGGGCCGGGCCGCTTCTCGGCGTACGACGCGCCGTAGTGCAGGTAGAGGCCGGTCATCCAATCCCGAAACTCCTGAGCTGTCTGCCACGGATTCGGCTGCGTGTGCAGCAGGCGGTACAGCGGGTGCTCGGGCACCTTACGCTTGCCGCCCGTGGCCACCCGCTCGTACAGATGCAGCGGCAGAGACGACACCGAATCCGAAATGACACGGATGCACGCCGTGTAGGCCGAGCAGGCCATCGACGTGTCGGCGTTCACCCGGATGCCCGAAGACGTGCGGCCACCGCCCATCTCGCTCCAGTCGATGCCACGTAGCTCGTGCATCCGGTAGTCGTTGGTGGCTGTCTCGCTCATAGCGTGATGATGTCCCAGTTCTGTTCGGCGGCCTTTCGCACGCTGTTGGCCTCCCATCCGCCCAGGGCGAAGATGAGAGCCACGATGCCGTCAATGCGACAGGTGCTTTTCTTCTTGACGGGCCGTATGTCCTCGAACGCTCCTGTCTCAACCGTCACGCCTGCGGCCATCCAGCTCAGCACTGGGTTGCCTCGGTGGCGAATCTTTTGCTGGAGCACTAGGCTCTCCAGCAACTTGGTAGGGCTGCTCATCGAGCGGAAACCCTGCCCAAATGATTCCACGGCCAACCCCGCTCCTTGCAGTTCCACGCCCAACTGCACGGCCCCTGACATATCCATAAGCACCCGCTCCACTTGGTGCTTCTTGGCGTACTCAAGCACGTACTCTCGGATGACGCCGTGGTCGATGACGTTGCCGCTGGTCGCCGTGATCCAACCTTGATCGACCCAGTGCTGGAACGGCTGGCGGTCTGTCCGCTCACGCTCCATGATCAAATCCCGTGGGCTGAACAGCATGCAGTCCACGTCGAAGGTGCCATCCTCGTGCGGAAACAGGGCGGTGACGGCCGACAAGTCCGTGCTCTTCGACAAGTCCATGCCGAGGATGCAGGGGCGGCCAGACAGCGGCACAGGCGGAGGCAACGCACAGGCTGCCCACTTGTCTGGATCTAGGAATCGGTTGCTTGTCTCTGTCCAGATCCCCAGCGAGTAACGCAGCCAGCCATTGAGTTTCGTGGCCTTGTTGCGGGCCTCCATGGCGTCGGCCGCAAAAGACTCCTCGGTCATGGTGACGCCCATGCCAGGGTTGCACCGCCGCCAGACCGCCGGCGAGAAGTAGTCGTCCACATCCTTCTGAGCGGCCCAGATTCTGCCGTAGAAGCGTGGGTCGTACGCCGGATCCGCAATCACCTGCTCGGCGTACTCGTGCTGCTCCCAACAAATCGATTGCCGGTCGCTGCCGGCCGTCGTGATGGTGCAGATGAGCGGCTGCGGCCGTGATCGCCCCGAATACCGCAACGCCTCCCACAGCTTTCGGTCGGGCTGGGCGTGCAGCTCGTCAAAGAACACGAACGAATACGACGGCCCCTCGGCAGATCCTGCATCACGAGAGATGACCCGCAGGCTGCTGTTGTTGCTGCGGTTCACAATCGTCTTGCGGCTGTCGATCACCTCGAGCAGGCCACGCAGTTCTGGCGACCCGAGAATCATTTTGGCCGTTTCGTCGTAGATGATCCCCGCCTGGTTGCGATCCTTGGCGGCGATGCACCCAAGCTCGCCGACTCCCTCCATGACGAGATGCCAGATGGATAGGCACGAGAGCAGCGTGCTCTTGGCATTCTTCTTGGGAACCTCGAAGTAAGCCACCCGATACCTTCGCCGGCTGTCCTTGTCCTTCCACCCGTAGAGCGGCCGGATGACTTCGTCCTTGTGCCAGTCCAGCAGCTGGATCGGATCGCCAGCCTTGGCAGTCGCCCCGTCCTTCGTGTGGACGCAGACGCTCTGAAGGAAGTCGATGACGAGATCGGGATCCGTCGGGTCGTACGAGAAGCCCTCTACCCACTCACGCCTTCTGGCGGCGGGCCAGGAACTTGGACAGGACGCTTTCTTCCTTGGCATCCGGCTCAACCTTGAGGCTCGTTCTGGCCGCTGGCGACAGGCCAAAGTCGCTCTCTAACTGCCGAAGTTGGGCCGCTAACTTGTTGGCTATCGAGACTTCGGGACGCTGTGCGATGTACTTTACATCGCCCTTGTCGTTGAGAATCGGGTACGTGTCGCCCTCTTTCTTGAGTTTGGCACGGGTGGCAAGCCACCACTCGTAGGTGTCGCAGTACCTAGCCAACGCTTCTACGTCGGCACGAGTCATCACCTTGACGGCCTGGAGCAGCGGCAGCAGCTCGGCCCACTTGCTGGAAGCAACTTCGCCGAGGTGCGTCGGCATCACGACGCCATCGGCTGGCGGCTGCGGCTCAGACTTGTTCAGGCGCCGGCGGCCGGGATTGCCCCGAACGATCTTTAGCGGCGTTGGCTCTGGCTTGGGTCCGCGACGGCCCATGACCTACCCCCTAGCGGAAACTTGCGGCTGCGCACATGGAACAGGCGACCGGGGTTTTTATCGTGGTAACTTGGGGTGATTTCACCCACCCTGCCTTCCGCCAGTTTGGCAGGCGACAGGAATGGTTTCTGTTTGCTTGGCCGTCGTGGCTGCGTGCTTACCTGACCACTCGCGCTGCTGCTCTTCTCTGGTCTTCCTGCCATGGCACTTAATGCAAAGCGTCTGTCCGTTCGCCACGTCGTACCTGGCTCCACCTTTGCTGATAGGAACTATGTGGTCGGCCTGCGCCATACGCTGGGCCACCCGCCCGCAATGCTGGCACTGCCACGCATCCCGGGTGAGCACGGCCTGCCGCCACTTCTTGTGAGCCACTGAGCAATAGCCACGGGCTGCCGCGTTTGGCCTGTTGCTTTCGTCTCGCTGTGGGC